ATCCTTCACTCGCCCGAGGATATTCCACACCAGCCCAGGCAGGTTACCAAGAGCATTGGCGATACCCTGATAAGCCCGAGTGCCGAGGTTGGTAGCCCAGTTGATGATCTGGCCACCCATGCGAACGGCATTGTTGTAGAGATTGCCCAGCAGTGTCCAGATACGACCTGGCAGTCGAGCGAAGAAGTTGACTATGGAGTTGAAGACGCTTGACCCAGTCTTGCCTGCCCAGGTCTTGAGGTCACTCCAAGCCTTGATGGCTCGGCGGTTGAGATCAAGGAACAAGGCCCAAGCTCGACCCGGCAGCTTCTGGAAGAAGTTGATGAGGCCATGGTATACATCGACTCCGGCCTTAGCCGAGGCGAGGGCCATGTTAGTGCCCCATTGGACAAAGCTGTTCCAGGTCTTCGTCAGCCACTGGGCGATGATCACCGGCAGCTGCACGAAGAACCAGACGATAGCCATGACTATTGCAGTACCTGCCTGGATACCCCAGGTGGCAACCTGGATGCCCCACCGGACCAGAGTACCGAGGGCGAATCCCAGAGCATAGCCCAGCGCTCGAGGCAGTCCTACCAGGAAAGCTACGAAGCTATCCCAAGCGGACTTCAGCAAAGCCACTGCCCGACCAGGGATGGCCTTGAGGAAGTTGACGATGTCGGCACCGAACCGACGGATCACCGTAACGATGATGCCAATCGGGGCGAAGAAGATGATGAGTAGCAGATCCCAGTTCTTCTTTACCCATCCCACACCCACCTCGAACCAGTGAGTGATGTCCTTCCATAGCCCACTGAAGAACTTGGGTAGAGTCTTGAACCAGTTGACCGTAGCGACGAACCCGGTTTTGAAGCCTCGACCGATGGCATCCATCAGGGCCTGAAAGCCCTTGGACTTCTTGTACAGCACCACCAAGCCGACGATGAGGGCAACTACCGCCATCGCCAAGAGCACGTACGGGTTACTGAGGGCGGCTACGGTCTGTTCCCAGGTAGCCACGGTCAGTGCCTTGGTGATGACCCAGAGCAGCTTCATGGCACCCCAGAGCTGCTTGAAGACCGCGATGGCCTTCAGCACAGTACCACCGATAAGAGCCACTGCTCCCACGAAGGTGAGGATCACCCCGGCGATGCCGATGAAAGCCATGATGCCGGTCTGCACTCCCGCAGGCAGTCGGGCGAAGACTTGGATGACCCGGGTCAAACCCTGGACGATGCCACGCAGGAAGTTCTGGAAGGGCGTACCGGCCTGGATCAGCAGGGTGTCAATGTTACCCTTGAGATGCTTGATGTCGCCGCTGAGGTTGTCCATCCGCTTAGCCGCGACATCAGCCGCGGTGGTCTTGGACATCTCATCGGCCATATCCTTGAAGCCCTTGGAACCGGCCTTTGTAAGGATGGAGGAAGCAGCCAGAGCTCGGTTGTTGAAGATGGTTCGGAACGCCATCAGGCGCTCCTTCTGAGTCAGATTTACAGTGTGATCCTGCAGAATCTGGAAGACTGTGGCGAGGTCCTTGGCCTTACCCGTGGCGTCGAAGAACGCGTTGTTGGTAGTACCACCCGGGCCGAGGGTGATAATGCCAAGGTCCTCGAGTACCCCTTGGGCCTTGTTGGTAGCACCGGCCAGGGAGACCATGATCTGGCGTAGCGATGTACCGGCTGTCGATCCCTTGATGCCGGCCTTGCCCAGCAGGGAGATAGCTTCGGTAGTCGAGTCTATAGAGATGCCCAGTGAGTGGGCTACACCGGCCACGTACTTCATGGAAACGCCGATGTCTTCGACGTCGATGATCGATGCGTTAGCCGCACCAGCCATGAGGTCGGTAACGTGGACTGCGTCCTTAGCAGCCAGACCATAGGCCTGGATCTGCGAGGTCACGATGTTGGTAGCCTGGGCCAGGTCAATGTCCGCAGCCGAAGCCAGGTTGACCATGGCGTCAGCCATGCCATTCGTGATATCCTGAGCCGAGACACCAGCCTTAGCCAGCTCTACAAAGGCATCGGCTATCTGGCTGGCAGAGTACTGAGAAGTCTTGCCAAGTTCCAGGGCCTTCTTACGGACCCCTTCCATCTCCTTCGCCGTGGCATTGTTCACCGCGCCGAAGTAGTCCATCTTCTTCTCGAAGTCAGCTGCCTTGTTAATGGCGACCGAGAAGGCAGCCACCAGGGCGAGACCAGCCACCGTCGAGGCCTTGCCGAAAGCCGACATCCTCGTACCGGCGGTGGTCATCGCCCCAGTAGAAGCAGCTGACGATGTTCTCAGAGCGGCAAAGGCTGCTATGGCCTGGGTTATGTCGAGACGAACCTGTCCACTGATGGTCCCGAGCCCACCAGCCATAAGAGCCTCCTATGAAAACATCGCGGCCGGGTCAGCAAACTGACCGCGACGGGGCTTTTCGTCTTCGTCACCGATGTACTTCTGAAGTACTCGGTCTCGCTTCTGATTACGCTCGGCGTCGGTTTTACCCTCCACCGCTTCGAGATCGGCCTCTACCACTCTGCCGAAGTAGCCTACCGCCTGGTCTAGGCAGAAAGCTACATAGTCATCCGTGATCGCCAGCAGGTCACTCGGCCGGCAGTTCCACGTCTTGGCGTCCACGAATGTCATCCATAGTAGAGCCGAGTTCCTCACGAAAGGATTCCACGTCGGTGGTACCACCCGTCACCACCTGGAAGAGGAACATCTTGTCCTCCTCCGCCACCTCATCGACGTAGACCAAATCGTCGTCGCGAGCGGCTTCCACACCATCGACTACTGCCGGCATCGGGTGGATCTTGGGCTCCATGGCGACCGCGATCACCATCTTGTCCATGAACTCGCCGATCTCCCGGACCTTCTTCTCGTCCCCGATCAGCTCCATCACGGCAGCCTCGTCCATGCCCGGGCGGCCCTTGCCCTTATCCAGGCTACTCTGGACGATGCCCATGAGAGAGTTCGGCATGATGCCGGTCTTCATCAGCGCCTGGATGCCGATCTTACGTACCCTCATGGTGAGCCCCGAGGGCAGATCGATCAGCTCGCCGGCGGCCTTCTTCTTCCACTCGGTAGCCGACGAGGCCTTGGTGGGCTTCCTGGTTTTCGCGGTCATGGCCGTCTTCTTCCGTTTTTGTTGGTTATCGTTTAGCCTCCGTGCAAGCGCCTACCCAAGAAGTATGTTCGGTATGGTTCATTTTGGCAATGCAAATCAGCTTGTCTGATTGCTTGCAAAATGACCAACCAACAACTTTTGGGGTGGCAGCACTGCGGCATGCCTTTTATTGCCTACTGATCAAGAAAAAATGGTCATCAAATTCGCGGATGACCAAATTCCCGTGACAGTATCTTGGTGTGTGGATCAGGTGATGGTGACGGCCGTCTCGTTCTGGACGAAGTCGTACAGCTTCTGGTTGTCGGTTCGTCCGAGGCCCTTGCCGGCGCACTTGGTCATCATGAACGACCCGTTCTCGAACGAGCCCTCCAGGTCGCCGTCGGCCTTGCAGCGGTAGACGACGCAGTGCATGTCGCCGCCGCTGTCGGAGATGGCCTGGCCCTCGACCTCGAAGTAGGGCCGGCTGTTCGTGGTGAGCTTGGAGAAGGTCTTGATCTGGGCCGGGGTGGTACCCGTGGCCGTGACCGTACCGCCGGCCATGACTGCGTAGGCCTCCAGGCTGATGCCGCCGGCCTCCAGCTCCCATTCCACGATGGGCTGGTAGTCATGGATGGCCTGGACCACGTCGTCGCCCTCGAGCTGCTCCGCGGACACCGTCTCCTTGAAGCTGAAGGTACGGGAGACGGGCAGGTCGACCCCGGTGGTTCGGGCACCAGCCGAGGTCAGGGGGTAGAGCCGAACGTCCCGGAGGCCGAACGGCAGAGTATTACCGAGAGGCATGATGCTCCCCTTCTTTTATCGGATCAGCGTACTTCTTGGTACCAACCAGGAGGCCGGTTTCCAGGTCGAAGGTGTGGAGGACCACTACCCCCTTGACCGCACCACAACCTCGGCGGCCGCACTTGACCTCCAGTATGTGGTTGCCAAGTTTGCCGTGCATGGTCCCGCTGCACCGAAGCTCGATCATGTAAAGCTCCCAGCGAGTCCGTAAATCGATGAGTAAAGCTGGCTACCCAATGGGGCCCGCAATGGGTGCCCTCGGCCGCAGAGACCGATTCAGGCCCCACCGGGAAGTACTTGCGGGCCCCTGATCAGGCCTTGGGCGCAGGCGATGCCGGCGAGCTGGGCACCTCGGCGAACTCGTCCGGCAGGTTGTCGAGCAGGGCCTTGCCGACCTTGGCGTCGATGTCCGTCGGCTCATCCCGAGCCCACTTGGTCTCCTTGAATCCCTGCACCCCGAACTTGGCGAGGTCCTCGGGGCCCAGCACTCGGAAGTGGGAAGGGCCCAGGTACTTGATCTGCATGGTTACCTCGAGAGGATGAGTTGGTACCGCATGTAGCGGAAGTAGGTTTGCAGTACTTCATCCTGGAGATCTTGGCTGGTCTCCAGGTAATGAACCCCAGCAAGCTGAGCGGGGCGCCCACTTAGTGTGGACATGGCCAACTTGACTTGAGGCTGAATCTCGTCGATCGGGCCGTAGTCGCCCTGGTCAACGTGCATGTAGATCTGCAGGAACTGCCGACTCGGCTGGAAGTTGTCTTCGTCAGACATGCCCTCGTCGGTCTGGTTGCCGAAGTGATGGACCAGGTAGGGCTTGACCCGTTGAGAGGTCAGTATACTGCCCTGTTGGAATACCCGGTCCGCTGTCAGCGGTTGAGTGTAGGAGCTGTTAAGCAGGGTAGAGTGTACCCAGGCTCGAACTGCGCTAGTCAAAACTGCCCCCACTCTCACGCAGTCCTCGGCCCACCTCGGGAGCGAAGAGCTCTAGGGTGGGCATGATGACCGAGTACTTGCCGCTCTGCATGGTCTCGAGGTACAGGCCATAGTCGACCGAATGGAACATCTCCCACACAACGACCTTGCCCTCCCACCGAACATCGACATCCAGCCCAGCTCGGGCATCACCAGTCCGGTCACTCCAGGAAGCATGCTCCTTGGCAAAGGCCAGAGCTTCGGTGGCTGTGTTCAGCACTTCCTCCTCGAGGTGGTGAGGGAAGGCGATCTCAGCATGAGCCAGGCCGGAGCTAAGTGAGTTCCGGATGAATAGTCCGCTACCTAGGCCCATGATACCTTGTCCCCATCCAGGGCTATGAGCTGGGAAACCTTGCGATCTGTATACAGCTCAACAGCGGTATGGGGCTCAATCCCTTGGACTCGGTAAAAGACCCCGTCCAGGGAGAACTCATCCATTCGCTGAATGTTGCTATTATAGTACCCTACAAGAACATACGGCAGAACGGGAATTTCGCCGTCGGCCTTGGAGGTTGTTAGGTCGGTGAGCCGGCGCTTGTACATCACCAGCCGGAAGGTCTGGGGGGGCAGCTGGGTGTAGTTACCCTTAGCATACCCCCCCGTGGCCGTCTGGGAGAACTCGGGTCGGTAGATGGTGATCTGCCGACCATCGGCTTCGATGAACGCAGCCATGACCTTGCGAAGACTCCGGGTCATGGTAGTGTCCATCAGAACCGCCTCCTCCTGATTGTGCCGATCGTGGTCCGGCCCTCAACTGGGCCTTGCCGGGACTTCTCGAAGTGAGTCACCATGTCGAGGGCATGGTTCAACAGGTCGCTCATGGCCCGGGAGGCATTGCCCTCGGTCACGTCGACCATCGCCGAAGCCTTGGCAGCTTTCCATCGCCAACCCTCGACTGCGGCCCGCTCGGGATCACCGAAAGCCTGATCCAAGGCCCCCTGGAGTGCATCATTGCTGAACTCCGGCTGGGTTCCATCAGTGGGTACCACATCGTCGATGTACAGCCGAAGCAGTTCCATCGCGGTCGGCACTGCCATGGCTTACTCCTTGTCGTCGTCCTCGCGGAGTCGAGCGACCAGGTCGGCCTTCTTGCCCTCGACCGAGAGCTCACGCTTGGCGAGCTCGCCGCGGAGTTCGTCGTTGGTCCAGGTCTCGTAGTCGTCGCCCTCGACGTCCTCGATGTCCTCGTCGTCCACCTCGACCTTGGCCCTGGCGATGGCCAGGGACTCGTCGCTGTAGAGCTCCATCCAGCGGGCCCGGATGCGGCTGTCGTGCCACATCGGGCTGTTGCTGAAGTAGTGCCCGTCGTGGTGGTTCGGGTCCTCGTGCTTGAAGACCACGAGCTCTTCGACGATCTCGTCCAGCGGGTTCTTCTCCGCCATGTCCTTCTCCTTCTGAGTTATCGATGAGACCGGGGGTGTGCTTCCGAGAGAACCTTAGTCCTCCACACCCCCGGTCAGCTCATCATGCGTAGATCGACGGGACCGTGTAGGTGGCGGACGAGGTCACCTGCACGAGGAAGCCCGCGCCCCGCTGCCGGATGCCGGTGCCGAAGCCGCGGCGGTAGAAGGAGTCGGTGAGCGGGTAGTCCGAGCGGGCGCCGGGGATGATGGTGAGACCCCGGTAGGCCGCGTTCGAGTGCTCGCGGATGCCGATCGGGTTCTCGAGGCTGTCGATGCCACCGGAGGCCAGGGCGGCCAGGTAGCCCGCCGGGACGTACTCCTCCTCGACGATGTGCCACGGCCCGTAGGTACCGATCTCCTCGTCGACGATGCCCTGCGGCGCTCCGACCAGACCGTTGCTGTTCGGCAGCCAGATGCCGCCACCGTAGTTCTTGCCGGGGATGAAGTCGTACTTGGCGCCGCCGGCGCGGGTGTAGGCGCGGATGAGCGCGCCCTCCTGCGGGTTCACCAGGAGGACGAGCTGGGCGCCGGTGGTGGTGGGGGTGTAGCCGTGCTTCTTGAAGTCGGTCTCGACCGCGTCCAGGGTGGTGGACGTCAGGGTGGAAGAGGTGACCAGAGAGTTGGTGGTGCCGTAGTGGGAGTGGGAGCCGGCGAAGGTGTTGGTCTTGTAGGTGGGCGGCACTTCGCCGTCACCGTTGTAGAACTTGACGACGGTGGTGGGGATGTTCTTGTCGGCGACGCCGGCGAGGTTGGTCGGGTTGAACAGGGTCTTGAAGACCTTGTTGAACATCAGCCGGTTGTCGGCCTCGAAGGCCTGGTTGACGAGGTTCCGGATCTGCGCCTGGCCGGCCTCGGCGAGGAACATCCAGGTGAAGCGCTGGGCCAGGTCGTAGAACTTGAAGTCGTAGCCACGGTTGTACCAGCTGTACCCGGCGGCACCGCGGGGCTGACCGTACTCCGAGGCTTCCTCGAAGTCGGTGGTGCCGGGGACACCCACGTGCTCGATCGGCTCGGTGACGTTGTAGGTGAGCCGGGAGATGAGCGTGTTGCGCTGGCTGTTCCAGACTCCGAGGGTGGCCTGGATCTCGGCCCAGATCTCATTGAGATCGGAACCATCACCAGCCTGGACCAGGATGTCAGCGCGCTCGTTCACACCGCCCTGAGTACCCGGGCCGTCGAAGCCGAGGATCGGGAAGGCATAGCCCAGCAGCCGTTCGCGGGCGGTTGTCTTGATGTTCATGTGTGGGAGTCCTTACTCCTTAGCGGGCTATGGAAGAGGGTGGTTAGGCCTGGACCCGCTGGAACCGGACCACCAGGCGATCGGCTTCGACCGTGTAGCCGACCATGTAGCCGTTGGTGCCGGCCGGAGTGGGAGCAGTCGCCGTGATGCTGCCGTCGGAGGCTGCGTAGTAGACGGTACCCGCCGCGAGGCCGGGGATCGAGACGATCTCACCGTGGGTCATGATGTCGACGACGTTGCCCGCCTTGCCACCGATGGGCACGGCCTGGTTGACCGCGCCGGCGACGTTGCCCAGGTTCGGGTAGAGGGGCACGTTCTTGATCAGGACCCCGACCCCACCGGACTGCCCGGCGGTACCGACGACGACCTGGCCGCTCGCGTTGAGGGAGACGGCCTTCGGGCCGAAGTGGCCCGCCGCGTCGAAGGTGAGGTCGGCGGCCAGCGGCGCACGGAAACCACCGGAGATCGGTTCGTACTTGTCATAGCGAGCTGCACCCATGGCGTCTAGCTCCCCTTCTGGTTAGTTGCCGATACGTCCGCGGAGTGCGGGGTATCGTTCGGCAAGAGCCGCCTTTGTCGGGTCGACCTTGCCATTGTTGTTGGACCCGCCGAACTTGGAACCGCTCGGGGTGCCTCCGCCCTGACCGCCGGCCGGGGTGGTAGTTGCGAGGTAGTGAGGCTTCTTCTTGGCGAGCTGCTTGATGGCCTCGGTCACGGTGGCAGCATCGATGGTGACCTGTGTGGGGTCGTCCTCATCCTGTTCCACACCGATGGCGGCGAGCACATCAGCCGTCAAGGCGTCGGTGGCATCGCGGAACTTGGCCTTGCCGGCAGCCTCCAGAACTGCCGTGCGAACCGCCGAGGTCTTGAACCCCTCTGCCAGCTTGGTGGTCTTGGCGATCGCCGCGGCGTTGGCGTCGGTCAGTCGCTGGACCTCGGTCTTCTCGGCATCGGCCTTGGTCTGGGCGGCAGTCCGGAAGCCCTTCAGCTCCTTCTCGAGAGCCTTGCGATCGGTGCGCTCCTTCTCGAGGGCACTCTTGAGGCCCGAGACGTCTTCGCCACCAGATGATGCCCCACCATCGCCTGCCGCCGATCCGTCGCCATCTCCAGCGGCTCCAGAGGCAGCGCCCCCATCACCACCATCACCTGCGCCGCCATCGCCGGCTCCCCCACCATCGCCGTTGTCATCGAAGCCGATGATCGAGGCAGTGAGGTTCAGCCACCAGGCCTGCTGTGTGTGCTTCATCCGGCGCATCTCGCGCTCCTTAGTTCTATGGGGCATCCCGCCCCGATTTACTTGGCTGCCGGCACCCGAGCATTGACCGTGGGCTTCCCGCCCCTGGCCTGCTTGGTTGTCGATTGGTTGGCCTCAGTCCCGCCCGACTCATTGGGCTTGGACTTGTTGTTGCTGCGGTTCAGGATGGTCTTCTTCTGGGTTACCTGGCCCGGCTGGTTGCCGGGAGGCGGTGCCTTGGCACCAGAAGCTGCATCCACCGCATTCTGCTGGAGAGGATCAGGAGCTGCCGCAGCCTTCTGCTCGGCTTCCTTCATCTTCTCTTCGTCGATCTGGTCTTCGATGTCCTCCGGGAACTCGTAGCCGAGCTTCTGCATCTCAGCTCGGTAGTACTGCTTCGAGATGACGCCGCGGTCGAGCATGTTGTTCAGCTCGTTGATCCGCCCCGTCCTGTCGGTAGGCAGCTTGTCGCCGATGGTGACTTCGATTTCCTCGTCGAGCTTACTACCCTCGTAGGCCTCGTACCACTTTCGCCAGTCGAAGAAGAGCTGGGTCAGACGGTCGATGCCGGACTTGTCGCGTTCGTCCAGCTTGGCCAACGTGGGCATGAACTTAATCGCCATGGCGATACCGGAGGATGCTGTCTGGACATCCACCCTACCCAGAGCCACATCCGAGAGGCCTCCCGCCTCACGAATCTTGGACTCCAAGTAGTCGATGTGGTCCATGTTGGGCCGAACCGACCCCACACCCTCGACTCGGCGGAAGTAAGAACCCGCCGGCACCTCCATGACCTTGCCTGGGCCGACTTCCCAGTCAGCCGCCTGGCCATTCTTGTTGACCGGGGCACCGCCATCGGTGGCGTATACCCCGAGACCCTCCAGGCTGAGCGAGGTACCCTGATCGGATACGACCTGGCTCGTGCTCTGGAAGGTACGTTCGAAGCCCCGGAGCTCTGAGAAGCCGTAGGGGCCGTTGTCCCACTGCTGGTTGGTGAACCAGTAGACGGGAATGGTATCGATCGGGTCCGGGAGCGGCTCGGGCTCGAGGGTGGTCCGAAGGAGCTCTCGGTCCTCCTCCCACCACTTCTTCTCGCGGCTGAAGATCTGCTCTTCCCGCCATACTCGGCGAGTTCGCTCACCCAGGTCACCCGGTACCGTGCTCTTGATACCGGTGTAGTCCAGGAGATCATCGGGGTTGAGCTCGGGGTAGAAGTTGTCCTCAACCCCCGCCGGCCCGGTCTCCTCATACCAGTACCGAAGTACCTTGACTGCCTGGTCCTTCTTGTCGGGGTCGGGGTGTGGAACCAGCTCCACCAGCCGAGCCTCGACTACCCGAGTGCAGTCCTCCGGGTCATCCTCGAGGACCACCTTGCTGGGGTGGATAGCAGTCAGAGAAAGCCGGCTGTCCTCGGGCTTCGTCGGGTCGGCCGTCATGTGGAAGACGTAGTCGCCCCGGGCCACCCCAGTGTGCTTCGCGGTATGGAACCTCGAGAAGAACATCTCCCGCCGCAGGAAGTTCCGAAGAGCCTCGGTCAGCTTGGATGAGTTCTCAGGTTCCTTGGGGTTTACCTGCAGACCCTTGAGGTAGTAGTGAGCCGTGGTGTCTACCACAGTACGAGCGTTGGGGACGTAGACGGGGAACTCGCCATCCAGGTATCGAACCGGATACTGATTGGCATCGTTCCAGTAGATCTGGTCGTACTTCAGGTAGGCGTTCGCTCGATCCCGGGCTGCAGGCGGCAACCAGTCATAGCCGTCAGCACCACCAAGCTGAAGCACGTTGGCATAGGGTCCGAGTTCATCGTAGCTCTTCACGTCGTCACCTCCTCCTCACTCGTAGACTGGACTGCCGAGATCGGCGAGTCTCAGTGCGTGGCTCCATGTGGCCCTTGAAAAATCGACCCAGTGCTTCCGGCCCGTGGTTGTCCTTATCCATGGGCAGTTCTGAGTCGTTCCGATCTTCACTACGTCGTTCGGGCCATCGGTAGCCCTCCCTCATCTCGAAGATGAGGTCCTTGCAGCTACGGTCGATAAGCAACTGAGGTCGCTTCTCGGGATGACCATCCGGGAGATGCGCCGGTCGCAGCTTCAGCGCATTCCTGATCAAGCTCAGCCGAGTCTTCAACTCGCCGCCCGTGTTGAGCATGGTGGGCTTGTCGAGTGTTCGCCTGAGAATGGCAGAATCATCAGGC